GCATAGTAACCAGCAATGATTTCCAAGGCTTGTGTGCCCGAGTGGCAAGTAACAGCATATCCCACGTTGTTCTTGCGAGCCAACCAATTCTCAAACTCAGCAGTATTGTTACCGTTCATGAGAACGCCTGAACGCAACACTTCATCTGTTGCATCCAGGATTTCTTTGCGGAGATTATTATACTGCTTTTTTAGACCAGTAAACGGAATTGTTAAGCCAGTTGTAGTAATTTTCAAATCCTTGTTCAACATCTACTTTGGGGTCAAAACCAAGTATGGTCCTGGCACGATCAATATTTAATGCGCCACGTGACGGAAAGTCTGCGTCTTTGTCTCGAACTTCAATGGTGCCCCGGCCCACAATTTTCACAATCATTTCTGCAGCTTCTAGCAAACTAACCGAGTGCGACTTTGTAATGTTGAATGTTTTGTTGGCACTCATGATACGTGTGGCTGCCGCAACAATACCATCTGCGGCATCATCCACATAGGTAAAGTCTAGGGTCTCGGATACCCCATTAACGCGAAGAACGCTGCCTCGCATGGCGGCGAGCATAAACTTTGCAACGACTCTGTCTTCCACGTCCAAGGGGCCGTATACAGCACTAGGCCTGATAATAGCGTAATCAAAAGCGCCGCGACGCTGATAGTCTTTAACAAGATCTTCTCCACATAATTTCATAATTCCATACTGACCAATAGGGTTGCATGGGTCATCCTCTAGCACCTGGTCTTCAAAGTCTCCATACACCATGCTACTAGATATGTATACCACACGTTCAACCTTGTGCTTTTTGGCACTCTCGCAAACGTTGATCAAACCTTCCATCATGACTCTGGCACCCCAGGCAGGATTGGCATTGACAACTTTTTGTCGGGGAAAGCTGGCCATGTGTATGATTACTTCGGGCCGGTGATTCTCTACCACACGATCAAATGCTTCAGCATCAGAGATATCAGTACGATATATGTGCTGTGTCTTGATCTTTTTACTGCGCTCATCCAACAAGTACTCTAGTTCGTCTTGCGGAATAATACCATAGTTGGTCATGATGTCCACAATCACAACTTCATGTTCTTTTGCTTCTAATCTTTGTACTACATTGTGTCCAATGAGACCCATGCCGCCTGTTACTAAAAATTTGCTCATTTATTATTTCCCCATTTGAGTTGCCAAAAAGTTTCGTTTTGTTCGCTGAGCCTAGCCATAATACGATACAGGTGCCCGTAACTGTTGTGGTCTATGCCGCGAGTCCAGTAAGGTTGATCCACAGCATTCTCCATTATAAATCGACCGGCATCACTTTGTTGCCACTGCCATATGGGATCGGCCACAAACAGATCAGGATCCTCAACATCGCCCATGCGTATCTCATGCACACATACATCACGAAAACGTATGGCTCGATCGCCGATGATTTTGACTTGTTCAGGTTGCCAATGGTCTGGTTGTTCCGTGCGTGTTATTGCCATAACACAATTATAGCAGGCCGGGCATAATTAATCAAGTAAATTGATAGATTGCATCAGTAAGTATAATCTAAAAAAGATTGTTTTTAGCATGTGCTAGTTCTGGTATGTAATCTACTAGTTTGCTACCTCTATAAGCATCTAATTTATCATTGTAATTGTAAAATTCTTTTAATATCCTTGGATCATGATCGTATTTTTTATAATATGCAATCATCTCGGTGATTAAATCGCTAGTATTACGACCGTTTTGATAAACAACCTTTGTTTGCTGGCATTTATACATTGATTCGAGAGCTTTTTCTCGGAGAGGTGTGTGCCACGGTCCCAGATAATTATTTTGTAAACTTGCAGTCTGCACTAACGAATTACTATTAGGAAATTCTCTGTCATAAAATTCAAATACTTCGTGTAAATTTGTGGCATTGTACATGCTGAATACTGTTTGAAATGCCAAGACATGACCATTTTTCAAAATACGGTGACAGTTATGTCTTATGGTATCAAAATCGCTTTTCCATCTTATGTAGTCGTTGACTTTTTTATATCCATCAAAACTTACACTAAAAGTTACTCGCGAAAAGTCTCTTAACAAATCTAGTAGTGTGTCACTAATTTTCATACCATTTGTTCCAATGGTCAGTTCAAAGTCGGTGTGTTTTTTTTCTATGCATTTTCGCAAAAATGCATAAAACTCTGGCATAACAGTAGGCTCGCCTCCTGACCAATATACATTCTCCATGGTATCCCAATCAATCTTGTCATAAGGATAGTCTGCCAGTCTTGGTTGCCAAATCTCGAATTGTGTGTGTTTGTTTTGTTCCTTTTCAATTAGACTGCTTAAATCTGAATTACACATACGACACATGAGATTGCATTTATTACTTGGTCTAATTTCGTACAAGACTGGGCTGGTAATCTTTGATAAATCTTTTTCTGTTTTTAATTTTAATCGCATGACCCATTCTAATGATTCAAATTGTCTTGCAGATTCTCCACCATTTGTTTCACGCTCGTAGCAAAGATTGCAGTTATCTGGCATTGTAATACCTTGCAACATATTATTTCTTATGTCGGTAAATCCAGGTGCTGTTGACCAATCGCCTAGCGAGTCAATTCTGCATAAAGGTATAGAATTTTTTTGACATTGCGATGCTGATGAAAAATTTTGTATCAAATTGATCCATGGATAAACACATAAACTTTTGTTGGTTTGTAACAATGTGTGCCAGTATAGTATATCCTTGTTTGCTACGTTATTTCTAAAATCAGTTGTTATATTTTTCTTTTCCAAGTTTACCATGGTTCTAAAGGTATTGACAAAAGATTTCCAGTGAGGATAGCTGTTGATATCTTGATCTAGCATTGTTACACAATCAAAATATTTGTGCAAATTTTGTATAATATTGCCTGGAGTAATATCTGAAATACTTGTATGATAAAAACCAAATTCGGCAGGATAAAATAATGGATCAGTAATTAGTCCATGATTTATAGTATCATGTGAGATTGCCTTAGCGGTGACTAAAGCATGTGAGTGGCTTGTTTCATTACCAATGCATAATATTTTTTTTTGAAAAGACATATAGGTTACTTATTTGTTTAAGAACATAAATTGCAATAACCTTTTAACTATTTTTTCAAATTATAAAAAAATTATATTTTGCAAAATTTTTAGGTAATCAAGTAGGATGTCATTGGAAATATTTCAGCAATAGCTTTTGCACAGGCTAGAGCGATATCTTGATGTTCTTTTTGTGTACCATTTGAGGCACGTAATTCCATGTAGTGAATCCATGAACGTAGAGTTCCGTTCATATACATACGACTTACTGTGAGACCTTCGGGCAACACCGCACGAGCTTGTTCCTTAGCGATACCATTCTTAAGAGCCCAACTGTATTCTTGCTTGACCACAAACAATACACGTTTTTGAGCACGTTCCCATTCATAGGATAGAAGTCGTTGCTGCTCGTCGTCTGTGTCTATTTCTATACTGTTCTGTCGATTCTTGGTGTCTTGGAATCGTGCCTCACGTAGCACAAACGCTTCATCAAGTTCAGCTGTAGGATCAGCATATCGCTGGGAGAACTCTTGGAAGCTGAAACTTCTGTGACGTAGAATCTGTCTTGCAATGTCACGGGTGGTGACAATTTCGAGACAGGCGGAGACCATTTCAAGTGGGCTCCAGTGCTGGTGCTTGATAAGGTATTTGATGAGTCGTTCGCTTGTGTCTGTGTTGAATTGGTTGGCAGGATTGGACACACGGGCGCAATACGCAATAAGTTCCTGCGCATCTTCGATACCCATGTTTGCAAATTCTGCTGTTGGTTGAGAATAGGAAACCAGTTTAACATTCATATATCTTTTAACAGTTTATCAGTTTCGGGCTGAACCAGTTTGGCAACTTCTGTAACATCAACCACAAAGTCAATGTCGCGGACTGTGTCACCCAGTTCCAGTAATGTGCGTGTTAAAATCATTTCAAGTTCTTCTAAATCAAGGCCTTGACGTCGTAAAGTGGCCAAATTCAAAGTTCTTTGTCTGCGACCATCTTGACTACCATCCAACTTGATCACTACCTTTTTAATACATTCAAGTGGGACTTCAGTCTTGGTTACTTCGGCAATGATGTGTTCCCACTTGAGCAGAAACTCATCACTGAACTGCATTCTCGGCCGCTGCCTTTTCTGCTTTGGGTGGGCGGCCACGGCGTGGTGGTTCTGGAGGAGGTGCTAAAACCGCTGGTGTGACATTAGGAACCATACGTTCGGCTTCTTTCTTCATACGTGCTGCCTCAGCAATCATACCTTGTGCTTCCACTTCCATACGTTTGGCTTGAGCCAACATATTAGAGGCCAGAGCCTTGTCATCCAATGCACCATCTGCACTTTGTAGTGGTGGCACATAAGGTGCGGTTGTGTCTTGTAATTTGCGTTCTTCTCTACGTTTGTATTCTGCTTCGGCCTTGCGCTTTTGTGCAGGATCAACAAAGCCAGCACTGGCGTCAATTTCTTGCAGTCGCTTGAGAGCTTCGCCGCCTTGTTCCATCTCACGGATGATCTTGTTCATCTCGTCCAGTTTAACACTACTCTGGGCCGTGGGAGTTACAATTACTTGATTGGTAGGCACCTTCTTGATCATGCCTTCTCGATGCAAGGCTTCCAGTTGTGGCCGACCATCTGGCAGGAGGTTGCGATGCAATACTTCTGACAAATTAGTAGCTGCTTGTCCAGCAGGACTTTCCAGTGTGGCCATGATTGAGTTGTGAATATGCGTGGGCAACGTTTCTGGGTATACCACAAGGCACATGTGATCCTCGCCCGGTACTTCTCTAAAGAGTAGTGCAACCTTGCGGTCTCCGTGTCGTCCTATATGTTTAAGCATTAGTATCTCCTTGTGGTGGTGCTTGTTCTGTCTGTTCCTGTGCCTGCTGGGCCGCAGCATCAAGGAATCGAGACAGTTTGTCATAGATCTCGCCAACCCGGCTCATCTCAGGTGCCTTAAAAGCACCGCGAGTGCAAGCGGCGTCGATGAGGGTGTGTAGGGAAGCCAAATCGGCTATAGTAAGTTGTGCGTTTTCCATATAGATATTTAATGTCTAAATACCTATATAAATTATTTTAATCGTCATTTTGGAGAAATTCGTTTAGGCGGTGTACAGCTTCGTCAAAGTCCACAGCCCAAACTTGTGCCTCTAATGTAGTTCCGCGGATTGTGATATCAAATGGAACGACCCCGTTGAATTCAACCCCGTTTGGCACTTCAGTTATCACGGTAAATTCCTGCAAATGTCTTGCTCTGAAAATTAGATTATTGGCCATATCGACTGAGTTCATTTATACTCCTTAATATCCTTGTGCTTGACAATGATAAAGTTATATATGCGATTGTCAAACCGTATAGGTAAATCTAGGTGTACAGTAACTTCAGGGCCATCTTGGTGGTTGATCAGACGATCGTTGCCCACAGTGCCCACAAACGGAATCTTGTTCCATTTGCCAATCACTCGATCACCTATGTCGTACACATGCTTGTAACCTATTCGATCAAAGTAATCAGTCAGGCTTCCCATCTATGACAAATCTTGAAACATTTGTTTTCGACCTGCCTCGCCTATGTGATAGTCAAACAGTTCTCTTGTGCGCTGTAACATAGCACACGCCATCATGAGTTGATCCTCACGGCTGTCGCACATGAGGATCTGTTGCTCTATTGGACGCATGAGTTCCCTCATGCGTTGTTCCGTCTTGTTCACATCTTTCTTTCGTGAACCATGCTCTCAAACGTATTCCACAAGCAATCAAACTTGCGCTCGTAGTATTCGGCTAGCACTTTAAAATCTTCTGTTTGGGCATCTTGGGCAATGTACATTTGGATGTCATTGACAACCTTCCAGCATTCCAAGATCTCTTGTTCAAGATCAAAACGATCTTTTGTCTTTTCAATCATTTCAACGTCCATCGGGATTCCTCCATTCCTTCCTGGCCAATCGGGCCTCTTCAACAATTCTCTTGCCCAGTTGCCACAGTGGGTACCAGAAGTATCCCAGTGCAAATCCCCAAGCAAAAGGTCCTAGTGCCTGCAAAAAGTCGTTCATACAATCTTTCCTAGTACACTATAAAACAATCGGGCCAACAAGTGATCATAGGGCTTGCCCAGCCTACGCAATTGATACATCTGCTCTACAATTTCTTTAGCATCGGCATCGGCATCAATAGGCAATGCTCCGCGACTTTCTAATTCTTCAACAAGGTCATCTGTATCAAAGTCACTTAGATCAACATCAACTTCAACTTCTGTATATACTGTTGGCATTATTCGGCCTCGTCATAGTAAGCATATTGGCCCCAAGGTGGTTCAATAGTTGTGGTACCATGCAAGATCCAAACAGTATCTGCATAGTTCTCATCGCCCCACGAACCAAACGGGTAGCCGTCTGTAAACACAACCAGGCGCTTGGGTTCAATTTCATTGTCCTTCAAGTATTTGAAGATACAATCAAAGTCTGTACCACCACCACCTGTTACTTCGTAGTCGCAAATGTCTTCCAAGTTGTCCGAGTCATATTGTGCAGGATTGTAGCAGTCAGTATCAAAGGTCACAACATGGATACGATACGCAGGGAATGAATCCATGATGCCTTGAATCTCGCCCAAGAAGTCTTTCAACATCTTTTCGCTGATTGAGCCTGAAGCATCCAGTGCAATAGCAATATCAATCATGGGATCCAGTTTCATACCGGGCATGACCGCATCCATGTGCCAACCTTTACGGCTGGCTCGCATCCAAGTGTAATCACTCTTGATGGTTGACTCCAATTGCATACGGAGCAGTTCGCGCCAGTTCATCTTGGGCTCGGTCATGTCTTGTATAAGACGCTTGACACCTGCGGGCAAGTTGCCTGCACCATCCACAGTAGCGGCCGCCGCTAGCATGGCTTCTTTGATCTCATCACGGATTTGCTGACGCTCTTCAGGAGTGAGCTTGGGACGGCCTTTGCCTTCTTGGTCACCATCACCATCATTGGGATCGCCTTCGCCATCCATGTGCTCGTCAATCATCTTGTCCAACAAGTCGCTGATGTTGATCTTTTCTGCTTTTTCGTACAACTGGTCATAGATCTCTTCCGAGCTCATGCCTTCATATTTGCGGTCGAACAAGCAAGGCACAGATGTAATCATCTCACCTACCTTGTGTTTGACCAAGTCGCCATTCACAGCAAAGTCATTGGCAATGTTAAACAACTGTGGGTCACGATTGCCGCGACGTCCAAAGTGATCATAAACACAATGCAGGACCTCGTGTCCAAACAAGAATTCAATCTCCTTGGGCTTGAGCATTTTAATGAAGCGGGTATTGTAGTAGAAGTTTCTGCCGTCTGTTGCGGCAGTAGCACACCACTCATCTGCGTTTACCAGTTTCAAACGAGTAGCAAGATTGCCAAAGAAACTAGCCTTTAACAACAAACCCACACGGGCGGTGATCAACATTTCACGCACAACTTTGTCAAGTTTGGTGTCCATGGGTCCAATAAGATCTTTAAACTTATCAGACTCTTTTTTGTTTACTGTACTGGTAGTCACGGGCTATTCCTTTGTTGCTTATGTGTATATTATAGCAGATCACGATTTGTTGGTCAAGTTATAATTGGTAGTACTTCAGTAGTACAATTTAGGTACCGCAGTTGAAACCAACTTTGTGAAGATTCTGTGTAAAAATCAACATGTACCTGCTGTTCGCAATACTTGTGGCCTCCATCCATTTTTTTGATTTGGATCCACTCTTGATGATTGCGATAAGTGAATCCAAGTTCACGTCTCAGTCGAGTGCGCACTGCCATACCCATGCCAAAATCTTTGAGAATCTTTGAATAAATGGCACTCCAGTCACCTGGGTGGTGAAATATAATTAGATTCTTTTTTACTGTGATACGGGATGACATAGCAAAAACCAACTGAGTGTTTTGTCGTTGTCAACATAGATGCGGTAATCGCCATACTTAACTGCATAGGCCCATACAAGATTGATATCGTCTGCCTGGTAGGCTTCTTGATTGTTACGACGATTTACTGACATGGAGTCTCGAGTTTCAACATCTTGACTCCATCCAAAGTTCTGATTGAACCAGCGCCTGCAACGATCAAAGTCCAACACGCCAGTACCAAAACTTTCAACCTTTGAGAACTCGATTATATAATCAAACCGGCGCTTGTTGAATCGCCCGTCCATTTTTGTAACTTTGTATTTCATAGTAGAGAAAGAAAAGGGGCCATGTGTACACAGCCCGTGTATTTAACCACACGGCCCCTTAAACTTAGGCGGATGCCTGCAAGATATACTTGCCAAAGCGTTGATGGAACTCGTCAAAGTTCTTGAGCTTGGTTGGGAGGAAGGGCAAGTCGTATGTGGTCAACGCAATACGAGCACCCATCACAGTCAACTCAGTCTCAAAGTTCTTCATCATGTAGCCCAGGAAGTTGTCGGCCATCTCATGGAACTTCTTGTCTTCCACTTTGGTCTCAACAGCCGCCTTGAGCTCGTAGCACATGGAGATCACCAGGCTATACATGGCTGACACTTCTTTGACCTGCAAGTCCTTGACCTTGCCGCTCAAGATGTCTGCAGGGTTGGGCATCTTGCCTGCAACCTTTTTATGTGCCATAAACTTCACAGCAAGCCCTTCGCCTACAGTACCTGCAATCAGGTTCATTGTGGTGTCGTCATCGCTATTGTCGTCCAACAACTGGCTCACAAAGGTCCATGAACGCGGAGTAGCAAAGGCACGGCTGGCGCTCTTGGCATCAAAGTCGTACAAGTCCTGCTTGGCAAAACTCAAGTAACCAACCACGTCCTTGTGGATGCGGTTGTTAACTGCCCACTCTTGCCACGAAGCAAAGTCCACCTTCATCTCTTGGTGGATGAAACGGTTTGCCAGGGGAGTCGGCATGCGATAGGTAACACCTTTGTCGCTTTCACGGTTACCTGCGGCAACCATTACAACATTGTCAGGCAGTTTATACTTGCCAATGCGTCGATTCAAAATTAGTTGATAAGCGGCACTCTGAACAGAAGGTGCGGCACTATTAAGTTCGTCCAAGAACAACACCACAATGGGATATTGTGCGGCAGTTTCTTCATCAGGCAGTTCCACAGGAGGAGCCCAATCCATCTTGCCAATGTCCTTGTTGTAGAACGGGATACCACGAATGTCTGTGGGCTCCATCTGACCCAGGCGCAGGTCAATCATCAAGCCGCCAAGGTCGTTGGCAATGCCTTCAACCAGCTCACTCTTGCCAATGCCGGGAGGACCCCACAGGAACAAAGGACGCTTGACTTGGAATGCTTTGAGCAAAGATTTTTTTGCTTGAAGCGCGGTAACGGTGCGGGAATCTGACATGGGCTGTGCCTTTCAAGTTAATAAGTCTATAGTATAGCAGAAGTTGATTTAGCGGTCAACTGTTAATTGTAGCAAAAGGGCTAAGAACTTCTTCAGGTTCTTCAACTGCCTCGGGCTTTTCGTAAACCCAACTAACCGGGATCTCCAGTTCTCGAGCCACGTCCATGGGAGACCGGCCCTTTTCTAGCAGGTCCTGAATGTCTACGTCGAGGTCGCTCATACGGCTCATGCTGTCTCCTTGCTCATGTATTCAAACAAAATCCACTTGGCCTGATTCAGCATCTGGCGCTGGGTTTCCATGATGTTGGCCAGTCGGTCGCTGTCATAAGGACCGTAACTGACCATTTCTTGGCAATCGCTGAGGATGCCGGCGGCAACCATTGCGGCTCCGGAAAATTTGAAAGTGATGCTGTCTTCAACGCTGTCGCGGAGTTCAGCTTCAGTGCAACCATACATGCGAATTTCGCGTTGTCGTTGCTGATCTTTTGCGAATGCTTTGCTCAAGTCCATTTGTGGCTCCTTTTGTGTGTCTATGTGTATATTATAGCAAATTGGGATTTATTGGTCAACCAAACGCTTTGTATAACCCTACAAAGCCTATGGCTAATGAAATCACATTTACTGTGAACTGTGGCAGGTTTCGTACACGGATGGTCCATGAAAGGAATGCCACGGTGCCAATAAATGCCGCGATGATGTTGTAGGGATAAGCCGCAGGACCCACGGCATTGAGGCCGTGCATGGCAATGATAGCCACTGCTCCGGTCCACTGTAGTATTTCGTTGATTTCTAATTTCATGTTATTATTATAGCCGATCTTGAATATTTGGTCAACCAAAAAACGCCCCGCAAAACTGCAAGGGTTTTGTAGTACTTGAGTATTACAGCAGTAAATACCTTATAAAATACCGTCATGAATTTTGCAATACCCGCTGAGTCCCTAGTAATTGGTCTTTCCACCGATCGACCAGCAATTTATTCAGGAAAAAAATTAAGTCGTTTGATTGACAGTGTAGCCGGAAAGTTGCATAGTTTACACTTGCCTCCAGATGCTGGCATTGGCATAATTGGTGTCAACTCTGTACCTTATATAATCGCCATGTTAGGCACACACAAAACCAATCATGTTTGTGTTCCGCTGAATTACAAACTGCCTGAAGACAAGATACATTTCTGTCTCAATGAAAGCAAGGTTGGGCTTGTATTTTGCGATGCCAAGTTCAAACATCTAGTTCCTGCGGGCATCGCCACAATTGAGTTTGATTCAGATTTTGATCAATTTGTAGACAACGATTATCTTCCTCCTGAAGATTTGGATCTGAACAGAGTGACTTTGGCCTTGTACACTTCGGGATCTACTGGTGCCCCAAAAAAGGTCTTGTTCAGTTTCCAAGACAGGTTTTCTGAAACTGCCATGAAAAAAATGTTGCTCTGGAATTCTGTGACACATCGAACCATGAGTGCTAATCCGTTGTTTCATATTGCAGGTATCAATTGGCTTGTGATTAATCTCGTACGCGGCAACGTGTTATTTGTTCTGTCACACTTTGATGCCAGCGAGTTTTTAAAACACATACAAAAGAATCGCATTACATCATTGACACTTGTGCCTCCTATGATGTCCATGATGCTAAACAAAACAGACCTGTTGAAAACAACGGATCTGTCATCGGTTAAGGAAATTGTGTTCCAAGCCGGGTTGGCAGATGTATCTTTGCTGGAACAAGTGAAACAGGTTTTTGTCAATGCAGAACATATTGCAAATTCCTATGGGTCAACTGAAACAGGATTTGGCGTGTTTGGAAAGCACCCAGATGGTAGAAAAACTCCCCCCGGAAGTGTGGGTTATCCACTACCGTTGGTAAAAACAAAATTGATAGATGATGTGTTGTTTGTCAATACCAAAGACCTGACTAGCAGGCTACAGGAAGTTGGTGAAGAATACTTTGATACTAGAGATCGTTTTAGAGTTGACGAGCATGGATTTTATTATTATGCTGGCCGTGTAGACGACATGCTCAAGTGCGGAGGAGAAAAAGTCTATCCTATTGAAATTGAGCAAGTGTTAACCCAACATCCGGCTGTGGTCGAATCTGTGATAATTGGCCTAGACGACGAAATCAAAGGACAAAAGCCTTATGCATTTGTCAAGCTATCGACCCCAGTGGAAGAAACACACTTGATAGATTATGCTTCATCCATGTTGGCCACGTATCAAATTCCAAAACGTATTTGGTCCGTTGACACCTTTCCCATAAACGAAATTGGTAAGATAGACAAAAAAACTCTAGTGCAGCTTGCACAGCAATATATATCTAATAACATGAACTTCAACCCACCAGATAATCTTAAAGGCCAAACTGCGGTTATCACAGGTGCCATGGGCAAAGTAGGTTACGCTACTGCTCAACGTTTGGCTGATTGCGGAGCTAGAATCATTGGACTAGTACGACGAGATGTGGAAGCCGCACAACAAAGATTAAACCAACTGCCCAACAATGCACTCAATCATTTGGCCTTGCTAGCCGATGTAACCGATACTGCTAGTTTAAAGTTGGCTGCCTCTCAAGTTGATCGGTGTGATATTTTGGTCAACTGTGCTGGATATACCAAAATGATCAGGAACTCTGAATTACACGAATTAACTGATGAAATGTTTCATAAGATAGTCTCGGTTAATTTACACGGTACCTATGCTACAATAAGAGAATTTGGCAATTTACTAAAAGCATCCGGGGACGGATTGATAGTTAATATTACCAGTGCAGCCGGGCTACGGGCCAGCACCAGTAACGTGGCCTATGGAGCCAGTAAAGCTGGTGTTGATTTATTGACAAAATCGTTGGCAGTTAGTTTGGCTCCTACAGTCAGAGTTATATCTATTGCTCCAGGATATTTACAAGACGGAGTATCTGGAACCACAGTCACACCGGACGGACGAGCACGGATGATCAGCATCACTCCAATGAACAGAGTAGGAACTGCCAAAGAAGTGGCTGACGCAATACTTGCCTATGCAACTGTGATTAAATTTACAACTGGTGCTATTGTAGTTTTAGATGGTGGTAGAACACTATGAATTCAACAATAATTACCTGCGCTGTAACAGGCTCAGTTACTGATCCCAATGCAACACCGTATTTGCCAATTACCCCAGAGGAGATTGCCACATCATCATTGGAGGCGGCAGAAGCCGGTGCGGCAGTGGTTCATATTCATGTGAGAAATCCAGAAACCAAACGTGGTAGTATGGATATAGATTTGTACGCTAGAACAGTCGAGCTGATCAAACAAAGCAACCGAGACTTACTGATTAATTTAACCACAGGTCCTGGTGCTCATTTCTCCATCGGCAAGCCGTTTATGCACAATGGCAACAAAGATAGTATGCTGTATCCAGCAAAGGTACGTGTACGACACATACTGGAAATCAAGCCTGATTTTTGTAGTATAGATTTCAATACCATGAATCAACATGATGACAGAGTTCGTATCAATCATAAAACTGTAGTAAAAGAAATGATTGAGTTAATACAATCTGTGGGAACAAAGCCTGAACTAGAGTTATTTGACAGCGGCGACCTGCGACTGGCCAAAGAGTTTTGTCAAGAAGGTATCATCAAACCTGGTGCCATATGGCAGTTTGCCATGGGCATAAAGTATGGCTGGGACCATACGGTGGAAACAATAGACTACGCACGTAGGCAGCTACCAGAAGGGGCCGTGTGGAGTGCCTTTGGTATAAGCCGAGAACAAATGCCCATGCTGGCCGCAACTTGGTTGTATGGCGGGCATGTTCGCGTGGGCATGGAAGACAACATCTATTTGTCCAAAGGACAGTTGGCCAAGACCAATGCGGAGCTTGTGACAAAAGGTCGGCGCATCATTGAGGACCTGGGCGGCACAATAGCGACCACTGCCGAAGCAAGACAGATTTATAAAATGTAAGTCAAAAAAAATAGGCCCCGAAGGGCCTATTTTTACATAGTAGGTCCGTTGCCGGATCTAAACCCAACTACGCCACCTTCTGCTTCAATGCGTTGGATAGCATCTTCAAACAAGATAGGTGCAAAGTCAGTTTGCTCCACGCATACACAATGGTACCGGGGATCAATCTCAGTAGAGTACAACACAGTTCCAGTCTTGGCATCAACACCACGTGCCTTCTTCACACGGCTGGCATGCAAGTGTCCGTGAATGTTTACACCAAAGCGACCCAATGAAGCCTCATGCACAGGGATATGACTCAAGATCATTCCGTTCATCACATGGTATGCACGTAACTCACGAAAATATTCTCTGTACTCGTCATCACGAAAGATGTCGTGGTTGCCGCGGATCAATACCTTGTCCCCGTTCAACCTAGCCAATGTCTTCAAAGCCTTGCGGTTGATAACAACGTCACCCAAGTGGTACACCTTGTCACTAGGACGCACACGATCGTTCCAATTCTTGATCATAGCCTCGTCCATCTCATCAGGATCGTCCCAGGGACGCAATTTCACTGTGTCGTCATCAGGGTGCGTGAAGCGACAGACACCGGCGTGTCCAAAGTGCGTGTCACTGACTAAAAATACTGCTGGCATCTTGTGCTCCTTTCTTTAATTGTTAATTATAGCACATTGGTAATTATTGGTCAACCGTTTAGTACCTGATTTGTTCGAGTCATGTCGGCACAAGTGTACATTTGATAGCTATTTTTTAAGTGTTCGGGCATGGGGATTTCGTCAATGGGCACATTAAATTGTTCAGCCACTGCTCGAAAACTCTGAGTTCGCCCTGTTCCTACATTGTATATTCCACTTGTGGGTTTTGTGAGAAATCTCAAGTGCATGTCCACAACATCTTGTACTGGCACAAAGTCTCTGTGATAGCGTTCGCTTCCTTCAAAAATCTTGATCCTGCCAGTTTCCTTTGCTTGTTTTGCAAATTGATGAAAAGGACTAGCTTGGCCACCTTTGTGAGCTTCACCGGTGCCATACACATTGAAATATCTAAAACCTTGCACCACGTTACCACCTTGGTGTTGTGTGTGATAGCGTTCAAACAAGTATTTGCTCCAGGCATACGGTGTGCGTGGGTCTGGTGGGGCATCTTCGGTAAACACTTGCCCCATACCATATATGCTTGCTGAGCTGGAATACTGCATGTTAACACCAAAACGTTTGCAAGCGTCAAACAACTGTCTGCTGAAATCAAAGTTTTGCGTGAGAACTTTGTTTATGTCACGTTCAACTGTTGAACTGATGCCACCAATATGCACAACCCAGTCTTGTTCCATAACGCTGGGCATGTTGCCATCGTCCCAGTCAAAGGTGTCGACTTCGTGTCCGTCGGCTTCTAAAGATCTCAGCAAGTGGCTACCAATAAAGCCTTTATGACCGGTTAGTAATATTTTCATTGTGATATGTCTCGATGTTCGTTGCTTTGTCATCAACCCAGATGTCGTATACAGGCTTGCCCAATTTTAATGTTGTGTACTTTACCTGCCAATTGGCAAATTGTTGTTGTGTGAGTGTAGTCCAGTCAATGCCCGAATTACCGCCTCTGGCTGTCCAGTAATGTATCTCGTGACCCTGATCAAACAGGCTGTTGAAATGTGCAATCCTGTCCACAAACGGAACAGCACTTTGGTAATCACCATTGGTGTTATTGCATATGGTACCATCAATATCAATCATGTATTTCATGCTTGGCTGTCTCCGGGTAACACTCGATAGTTGTCTTCTACAGAGTCTGGAGTGCTTACTTCAATGATAGTACCTGCTTCTAGGCAAATGACCTGATGCGGTTGCAGTGGACGATTACGCCAGGTTGTGCCAGGTTTGAGAACTGCATCGTGTTGGCTTGCATCCTGTGTTTCAATGAACACCACTTTGAACAGTCCATCTAGCACATACCAGCTCTCATCTTTTTCAGCATGGAAGTGCATACTGAATCTTGCATCCTTGTTAAATTTAAGTAGCTTGCCACAGTACTTGTCGTTGGTTGCCCAGATTAATTCTGAACCCCACCCCTTGTCTATAAATCCGTTTAATCTTGTCATTTGATTTCTTCTAGTGTAGGGGCATACACACCCACATGTTGTACGGTGATTGATGCCGCATGAGTTGCAAACTCTACCGCTGATTTGATATCGTTGGTCACCAAGTACTGATATGCCAGTGCGGCCAAGAACGTGTCGCCTGCACCAGTGACATCCACAACTTCGACTGCTGGTGCCGGACAATGAATGTCGTGGTGTACAACATTTGCCCCTTTAGAACCGCGAGTGACAATCAATCCTGAACATTCACTTTTGATTTTACTGTATTCCAGTTCATTGATTTTTACCCATGCACCTTGCATGACCTCCAAGTCTGTTAGCTTGGTATCAATGAATACTGGACACTTTACTTCCTGCAGGATATCGTAGATAAGTTTGTAGTCTACCACACCTTTGGCGTAGTCACTGATTACAATGGCATCGTATGCGGGAATCGCTGTGGCAAACCGTACTGGAGTTGACTGCACATCTTCATCAATGCGAGCTATCTGTTGCCGACTGCGTTGGTCAATGAGCCTGGTTTTCTTGCTAGCGTGACCGCAGAGCAGATTAACTGTGCAACCAAGTGCAACAAGATTGGCATAAACATTGCCTGCCATGCCTTCGCGTTCTTCTTTGTAGGCAGGAACAAACACAGGCACAGGTGCTTCGGGGCTTAGTCGATCAATGGTACCATACTGATACACATCTACACAAGTGTCACCTATTAGCAATATGTTGAATTTTTTCTGTGGTTGAGAATCCATGTATTCTTTCGAAAAATACTATGTCTGATATCACATGCTGACCCACAATAGGACGGCCACGATAGTCAGAACCTTTGACCATTATGTCACATTCTGCAATGATGTCGACAAGCTCTTGATCAGAATCAAATATTCTAACCTCATCCACTGAGCGTAGATTACTCAAGAGTTCTTGCCGTTCCGCTTGTGTATTTACAGGACGATCAGCGCCTTTTAATTCTTTTACTCTTCGATCAGAGTCAATGGCAACTATAAGATAATCACCTAAACTTCGAGCATAATTTAACAATGCTAGATGTCCAGAGTGTACGATATCAAATGTGCCATTGACTATGATTTGTTTCATTCGAAGTCTAAGTTCATCCGGCGCCAGGCTTCGTCGTCTGGCTTTTCATTTTCATCGTATGTCCAGCCCAGTTGTTTCATCAACCGGTGCTTGACACGCAGATTAGGAATACGAGTTCGCTCGGCGTCCTTGAATCCCATCATAACACCAACCTCTGCTACTGCACCTGAACGGCACAGGCCCGCCATGCAATGTACAACCACGTTCATGCGCTTCTTCAATGCATGCTGTAACAGGCGCACAATCTCTGCGGCTTGCTCGTCTGAGATCTTGGCTTCGTCAGGAAAGCCGTCTTTGTCTTCGGCATCCAAGAATTCAAAACGATGAGTTTCCTTAAAGTCGTGCGCCGGCTCCGGCCACCAGCTGGGTGCAGGATCCATAATTTGGATCAACATCGAGTTAGGGCCAGCATTGTGATGATACCTCATGGGCACATCAGCGGCGGCTACGTTTTCAATCCAGGGCATTGTGTTCTCCGTTTAATATGTAATTATAGCACAAAGAGCTATTCTAATCAAGTAGCACTAAGGTATTATTTCTTGCCAGGTATGATCGCCCATGTATCGGACCTGCATTAGGTATTGATAATCTTCTGGTACACCGGTATTCCAGTCGTTGGGTCCGGTGAGTACCAGGAGATTTTTTCCGTGTCGCTTGTGCCATACCAACCAATAGCAGTGGCCCATCACAATCTGAAAATTGTATTCTGCGGCATATACTGCGTCAGTCACATCAAGTCTACGACGAATGTCTTGTGCTTGTTTTTCCAGTACTGAGACCAGTTCCATGATACGATCGTACTCTTGCTGGGCATACATCCTAGCATGATTGATCATCAAGTCCTTTTGCTTCTCAACAGGAACTAGATCAAATGTGGGCCCCAGAGTGCTAGTGGCGTAGGGTGTTATGTTGCGATTAAAAAAATGTACCAGGGTATTGCCAGTAGTGATGTCAAAACTGTCTCTACCCTTGGCACTATTTGATTGATCAGAATCCGCCATGATCCTTGTGACGACGTCTTGGTTCGATGTCCAACTGCTTGTACAAATACTCTCGACCAACAAGTCCAAGCTCGATTTCTTTGAGAGCTGTGACCACTGCACTGTGCTTGGGACCATCAATTCGTGGTCGGTCGCCACGGCCTAGTTCTCTGGCACGACGAGCACCAATTAGTACCAAGTCGTATCGATTGCCCACTGCTTCGACTGCGGCCTCATTGCTGAGTCCCAGGGTTGCTTCGTATGCCAGTGCATCTTGTCTAGTTTGTACGTTATTCATCATCTTCCTTTGTTGTTAAACCATTTGAATGTGTGTCGCGAATTACTTCCACGTTTTGGAACAATCGCTTTTCTTGTGCTGTGAGTTTGTCTTTGTGTGTTTTACGTGGGTTACCACATAGGTAACAATGTGGATTACCGCAGTCCATGGCATGATGTTTGGCCAATCGATGAGGTTGTCGAATATTTGCTTGATTAAACGTGCCATGCGATTTGGCAATTTTTACTTGCCTAGCAATGGCCACATCAGTTTTGTGACGTCGTTTTGAGTTTATAAATTTGGCTAGATCGTTGCTCATACAGTTATTTAAGTAGGACGAAACTTATTATAACAGATTTCGTCCTCTAGGTCAACTGTTTAGAACTTTTGCAACCGAGTTCATTACCGAAGCAATACGTCCAATATCACGAAGTTGTTCGACGGTGTAACCTTGTTCCATCTTCAGCGTCTCGTAGTGTGCCTTCACACAGAAATGGCACTTGCCCACAATCGAGGCGGCCAAACTGAATGCTTCAAAGTTGGCCTTGGTAGTCCCACCATGACTGGCAATAGCATTCATGCGTAGACCAGCTGGTAGTCCTTTTAGAGCAGGATCATCGGCCATCTCAACGTAGGGATACCATACATTGTTCTGTGCCATAATACTTGCGGCTGTCATTGCTGACTCTGCGTGTACAGGCGCATCTGCTAGAATTACTGATAGGATTTTTCCGTTACCAGTTGCGGCCAATGCGGCCACAGCACAACCCATAGCCACATCTGCATCTAATGTACTACGCAAAAGCACAGCATCAAGATTTAACTTGGTGTCTTTTGCGTAGTCTGGCAACGCTGATTTAACTGCGTCGATGAATGCCATTATAGTGTCTCTCCGCCCACAGTACGGTTACATGCACATAGTTCGCCAGTTTGCAATGCGTCAAGAATACGCAAGGTTTCTTCTGGTGAGCGACCCACGTTCAAGTTGTTCACAGTAACGTGTTGGATTTCATTGTTGGGATCAACAATGAATGTTGCACGAAGTGCGGCACCTGCTGGAGCATAAAAAACACCCAGCTGTTCAATCAGACTCAACTCACCACGCTGTGTGTCGGCAAACTGATGATGTGTGATCTTCTTGAGATCAGCGTGTGCTGTTTGCCAGGCCACTTTGCAGAACTCATTGTCTGTTGAACCGGTGAGCAATACAGCATCACGGTCAGCAAAGTCGCTGGCCAACTTGTCGTAGGCCACAATCTCAGTTGGGCATACAAATGTAAAATCTTTTGGGTAATACACAATCACTTTCCACTTGCCCTCGAACGATTGATCTGTGATCGTATAGAAAGCATCTTGGGGTTGTCCAGGTTTGACACCTGTGACTGCAAATGGGGCTAATTTATCGCCTACGGTTTTCATATTTTCTCCTTGGTTGATGAAACTCAGTGTTTATACTGATTCATTATTATATAGCATAGAAGATGGCTAAGTCAAGGCATTTTGCCATTGATTTTTTTAATGAGGATAATAGTAAGTATCTTTGCGCTCGTTGGCCAAGAGCCAAGGATAGATCGGGGTGGTAAACCGTAGGCTTTGGTAACCCACCTGGCCCATGTACTCGGACGGCACCGCAGGTTTACCATCGAGTTGGCATTCACCTGAATCTTCCATGGTCAGTCGCATGCATAAACCTTCGATACAAATACTGCGTATGTGTAACATGGCGCCAGTTGGCCGACCACTGACCTCAATGCGAAGTTCGTGTTCGATAGTTTCTGTATTGGATGTATTACCATAAACAATGACAGGTTCCGGAATGCCGTATTCAAATTTAGTTATGTCGCTTGACAATTTTTTTGATAGTACTACTTGATTATCAATGACAATAGATACTTGTGTGGCAGGATCATTATCTGTAGCTGAAAACTCTATTTCCAGCAACGCAGTTTTTGCAGTATGAATTTTGCCGTCAATGATATTTGAATAGATACTCAAGACTGTCTCCATAGGTGTTTTTAAATTCACGTTCACTGAACAACGGCAGATTAGGGGTGCGTATAACAGTTCTGTCACTTAGATATGCAATCCATTGTTGCCCCAATAGTTCTGTCTTCTTGCGTGTGTACAATACAAACTGTGAACTGTTTACTTTTCTAGCAAGTTTGAGATGGGTGTCATTGGGATAAAAACGGTGTATGTATTGTTTCATAAACTGTTTGTAAGATGCATAGTTGTCGTTGGCTATGACTTGATCCGTGTTGTGCCACATGTAATCTTCAAAACCTTGACAGTCAAAGAACGCACTGGTGCTGGCAGTTGTTGTGAATATACTATCACGTGGGGGAAAGACCTGGGTTTTAGCTGACGCATAGAACCACCATCGTGCTTCTAACACAGTGTCAATAGGTCGTTGTGATAGTGCAAAGTATTCTGTGCAAAATTCTTGGAGTGCCGGATCGGTTATTAAACTACGCCAAGGTTTGTGTAAGCCTTGGTATCCAACAGTATCAAAGAAGCTTTCGTCAAGGCTAGCAGTGAACTCGTCGCCGCCGTGGCCGTTAATCATGATGCCATCAAACACTGTTTCTAAATACACATCACCGCTGATATCTAGCATATCCAATGCAGGATAATTTGTTTTCAAGTATTCAAAGAACTCGCGATTTTCGTAAACACTGAATGGGGAATAAAGCACACGTAATTGATCTAGGTGTGCGGTATGTTTTAAGAATCCTGCTACCAAACAGGTTGAGTCGATGCCACCACTCCAGCACAGGTTTAGTTTTTCTCCTGTGCGAATGTAGTTGTTAACTCTTTGTGCCATGACTTCGTCAAAGGTTTGTTTGGCTTGCGGAGCTTGCCAAGGCCGATGTACTTCAAACGCAAAAGGCCCAGTAACAGTTTCTGTACGATCTACAGGATCGCCTGCGGGGAAGGTTGAAAATATGCTGTTGAGATCAATTAAATTATTGTAATAATCAAACCCTTGAACCTTGGCAATGCTGCCTACCAGTTCATAAGGTTTATGTTGCCAATCTAGTATTCTGTAAAAATATTTAGGATTGATTAAAGACAATAGTGGTCTCATGAACTACGCCAGGTTATATCTTTGAAAAAAGGAGCAACATCAAAGTTTACTAAATCTTGAATGTCGTCGGTTTCAAAGTTTTCAATTTTTTGTAAAAGTTGACTTTCGTAACTGTTGACATGACGTAACATTCTAAGTCTTCTTTTGAACACAACAGGATCAGTTGCGTTTGTGGTCAGTTCATGTATTAAATCAGTCTTAAGTCGATGAGTATGTTCTAGTAATCTGTTTATTAGTTTTATTTTGTAGAACTTGGCACTGGAGGTCATTCTGGATTAATTTGGGCTGAATCAGCACCTTCGCTTAACACATAGTCAACCCATGCCTGCGCTTTTTCGGCGTCAGGCCAGGCACGGGTCACTGTAATTGATCCATTTTCTTCGTTTGATGTTTGATTTATTTCATCTTTGTATGATTCCCCTGCAATGCTAATTGCAGCATCATACATTCTTTGCTTTTTTGCTTCTAAGTCTTCTGGGGTAACATGACCTTTTAGCCAAGTAACGGTGGTAGTTCTCATGATAAATCTCCTATGGTAAACTATTTATATCTGGCCGGCCCTGAGAGGATCGAACTCCCATCTCCGGGTTCGAAGCCCGG